AGAAGCAATATGCCTTGAAAAACTTTCAAAATTTGATACTGCAAAATATTCAATTAAACCCTATAAAATTTCTCAGTTCTTGGCCAACAATGATTTAATTCTCCTCAACCGCAGCCTGGCATAGAAAGGAAAACAATTCCATGACCTACGAAACCGGTCACGCCAAACGCAACACCCAGACCGGAGAGGTTGCCGTCCGCACCGTCTTCCCGGTCGGCGACACCCCGCAACAGCAGATGATGGAGTGGCTGTGCGCCGCCCCCAACACCGGCCCCCGCAACACCTGGACTCAGGAAGTCGAGGGCACAGACTGGACAGACCTGTACGTTCCGACCCCGGCCACCGGAGGCCAGGGATGAGCGTGAGCAAACACCTCAAGGTTGAGGTCAACGGCCAGGAATGGGTCAACGGCGAGTTCACCGAGGTGAGCTTCACCGACGGCCCCGGCGGGGTGCGGATCGAAGCCAAAACGGGCCGCTCCGGGGGTTCGGCAAACTCTTCCGGCGGCAGCCTCATTGACCTTCTGACCAGTGCCAGCCGTGCCCGCACCCAGGCCGTGGTTGAGGAGAAGCAGTCCTCTGCCGACACCGCCACCCACACCGCCGACGTGGTCGAGGCCGAGCCGGTCGAGATCATCCACCCCTAGCCGCACCCTGTAGCGGCCCTTCTCGGCACCTAGAACTACTGAGGAGGAAGCCGTGTCATATAGCCTGGCCATCGCCAACGGCGACCTTGTGCAGAAGGGGTCGCGTCTCGATGTCGTGTACGGCATCGACAAGATGAAGCAGGACGTGAACTGCTGGCTTCTGGAACGCTTCGGCGGCGACCGGTTCCACGTCAATTACGGCTCGATCCTGCAGGAATTCATCGGCGGCATCGCCAGCGAGTCGATTCGGGTCGAGGTGCAGGCCGAAATCTTCCGGGTGCTGCAGAACTACCAGTCGATGCAGCTGCGCCGGTTCAAGGAAAACCCCGAGAAGCTGTCGGGCAGCGAGCTGCTGGTCTCCATCGACAACATCAGCGTGGGCCTGAATTACGACACGATCCGGGCGACGCTGAGGCTGCGTAACGGCTCCAACCAGCACACCACGATCAATCTTACAACCAGCACCTAGTACAGGAGGGCCAGGCAAAGTGCCGACCGGTGTTTACGCGCGGACTAAACCCGCGTGGAACAAAGGAGTATCCACTCCGGGCAATAAGTGCCCGGACGGTTGCTCGTGTGGTCGGCACCGCACCCAGACCCCCGAAGAACGGGCACGCCGCCGGGACTCGATGATGGGCAAGAACGTCGGAAAGAAATACGGCCCTCCCTCCGACGAGCATCGCGAAAAGAACCGTCAATCCCAGCTTGGCAATCAGAAGGCAAAAGGGATCAAGCACACCCCAGAGCAACGCGCCGCGCACGCCAAAAGGATGCGGCAGCGGTGGTCAGACGGCACCTACGATCATCTGGCTGACGACTGGTCGGGGGCTGGCGAGCATGCCGGGGTCTGGATGCGATGCCTGAACAGCGAGGGTGTGTTCGCTCGCGACTGCGATGATGTCGGAATCGCATGGTTGTACGAGCCGCGCCGATTCAAATTATCCTGGTGTACTTACCTTCCAGATTTTTACCTGCCTGAATTTGATGTTTGGGTTGAGGTGAAGGGCTGGGGAGATCGTCGTCGCACTGAGTGGCAGCACAAAGTGGAATCCTTCCGACGCGAAACCGGTAAAACTTTAGTGGTGGTCTATCAGACAGAGTTATCCGCTCTGACGTATAAGGAGCGTGGTTAAAATCGCAAAAACCCCGGACGTAGTGGCAACAGAAATCCTGGCCAAACTCGCGATCACCGCCCCCGGCTTTTCGCTGGAGCTGGGCACCCCCGAACGCAAGATCGTCGATGCGGTCGCCGAGGCGATCTCAGAATCCTACATCGACCAGTACCTGGTCGGCTCCCTGCTCGACATGGAGAGCAAGGCCGGACTGGAGCTGGAACAGTTTGTCGGCATCTTCGGTTTCGGGCGGCTGCAGGGCCGCAAGGCGGCAGGAACGGTGCGTATCGAGCTGAACACCGCCAACGCTCAGGACATCAACGTCCCGCTCGGTTCCCAGTTCTACACCCGGCAGTCGCTGCCGTCCTCGGGCAACCCGCTGTATTTCTCCTCAACCCAGGCCGTGATCATCCCGGCGGGCAGCTACATCGTGGACGTGCCGGTCGAATGCACCAACGTCGGCACCGTCGGCAACGTCCCGCCGGACACCATCGTCTACATCGGCGACATCCTCGGCTCGACCTCGGTGACCAACCTTCAGGCTTTGACCGGCGGCGTGGACGTGGAAACCGACGACCAGCTCCGGCAGCGTTTCAAGGACACGTTCCTGCGGTCGGTGATCGGCACCGCCGACTGGTACCTCGGCCTGGCCTACCAGAACATCAAGGTCTCCAAGGCGGCGGTGTTCGGGCCGGTCACCAAATACTCCACCCAGGTTGTGATCCCCGACGATGTCGCCAATGTCCCCCAGCAGCTGTCGATGGATGCCTTGATCGCCGAGGACATCAAATACGCCTGGGACGGCGACCAGCACGTCAACGTGTTCAAGAACCTGGGCCAGACCGACGAAGTGTTTTACCGCCGCCACGACGATTTCGAATGGGTGGCCGGGGCCTCGCCGAAGCTGGCGCGGGTCAGCGGCGGTGTTCTCGAACCCGGTGACGTGGTCGACCTGGAATTCGAATACACCACCCGATCCTCCCGCAACGACCCCCAGATGGGGATCGCCAACAAGGTCGATGTGTACGTCAACGGCACCGACCCGTACACGGTCACCGAACGCACCCGGCTTACCAGCGCGGTGCTCACCAACACCGACACCGACCAGCTTTACGCCGGGAACTTCGCCCGCGTCGGCACCCAGGGCAGCCCGGTGCACGGCCATTACTTCACCCGGCTCGGCTCGACTCCGGTGGTGTCGTTCCCGTCGGTCATCACCTTGACCACGGTCGTGGGCGGAACCCCGATCACCGACAACTACACCCAGGGCCTGGATTACCACCTGATCCGGTCGGCACCCGACCTCAACCCCAACGCCACGACCCTGCTGGCCGGTTCCCAGTACGAGATCGCCGGAATCGAATGGGAGCCGGGAAGCGTCCCGGCCATCGGCACCGAGCTGTCGCTGACCTACATCTACAACCGGGTGCCCGAACTGCTGCAGGCGGTCATCAAGACCAGCAAGCAGGTCTCCACCGACGTGCTGGTGCACCAGGCCAGCTACCAGTATCTAACGATCTGCGTCTCGGTCGAATACGACCGTGGTTTCGTCGTCCAGCAGGTCAACAATTCAATTCAGGAGAGGCTGCGGGCTTACTTCTCGGGCCTACCCTACGGTGCCTGGATTCAGCTCTCCGATGTCACGCTGGCCGTGCACCAGGTGCTGGGCGTGAACAACGTCAAGATCACCCAATCCACCGACCCCGGCGCGATAGTGACCAACGGCGACAGCACGATCACCGAGAACTACGGGATCAAGGTGTACGGCGACAGCACCGATGTGGCGATGGTGACCGAACACCCCTACGAGGCCGACTTCAAGCTTCGCGACAATCAGCTGCCAGTGTTCCTTGAGGCGATCATCCGCCGGACAGCGAACCGGTGAGCGGGGTGACCGGTGTCCCAGCATCCGCTCAAACCCGACCCGCACCACGCGGCCTACATCGGCCTGGTGGTGTCGCTGGTGTCGCTCGGTTTGGCAATCGCCGCCCTGGGGGCGGCAGTGAGCCTAGGAAGGTGATCTGATGGCTTCCCAGGCACCGTTCCCGATGATGCCGCCGAAATCCACCGAGCTGCGGATGGCCCACTTCGACGAGCACATCTACAACACCTACGCCAACAACTCCAACACCAACACGGTGCTGTTCCGGTTTCTTGACGCGCTGTGCGGCGATGCCGGTGCCGGAAGCCTGAAGAAAGAGGCGTTCCTGCAACGGCTTTCGGGTTCCCTGGACAGCATCTACGGTTCCGACCTCGACTACATCTTCGGCAACGTCCGGTTTTTGAGCCGGGCCAATTCCGAGGCGTACAACTACAACCCGATGAAGGGTCAGCTGACTTCCAAGCAGTGGGACGAGATCGCCGCCAAGGATGCCCAGTACCGGAGCCGGATTCGCGAGTATTTCCAAGCTTGCGGGATGGCCGGAACCGCCGACGCGATCCGGCACACCGTTCACGCCGCCGTCAGCTGCGATTGTCAGGTGATGGAAAGCTGGCGATACATCGACAATTTCGGGATCGCCGATCAGATCGGTCGTGCCAGCGGATTCTCTTACGCAGCAGTCGATTTGGTGACCGGACACAAGCTGTACTTTCAGCGCGAGACCGAAGCCGAATCCAAAGCCGAAGCCGAGAGCTTCATTGTCGGTAAAACCAACTGGGAAGTGCAGGCGGTCAAGGCCCGCTCCGAGGTGACTGTTGTCCCTCACAAGACCAACCTCACCCCGCGTGAAACCCGTCTGCTCGTCGAGATGCTCGAAAAGATCAGAAGCATCGACACCGTGGTCACCCTCGACCCCAACGGCCTGAGCGTTCATTCGCCGGTGAAGGTCAAAGCCATCGCCGCCGACTCGACCTACTATCAGGTCGAGAAGATGGTCACCGGGACACCGGTCATCGACCAGCTGCCCGCACCCGAGCTGCTGGCCATCGACATCGACCCGACCGAACACTGGCTCAACTCGCACAGCCCCGAGCTGGCCCCCTACGGTCATTTCAACATCACTCAGGAGTACGGGTACTTCTACCTGATTTCCGGCGGCACCCGCTCGCCCATCGACTCGGTCGACTACGGCATCTTGCAGGACGACGGCACCACCAAGACCGAACCGCCGCTGGAATGGTACGAGCAGACCGACCAGTTCGGCCCCTGGACGAATTACGAGAAGGCCGACAGCCCCGACAACTACCCCGGTGGACGTTTCGGACTGACCCCGGCCAAGGCCCCGGCGTTGAACCCCGACCGGTCGCCGTATCAGTTCGTCTACGTCAGCCAGGCCGATTACGTGGCCAAACGCAAGGCCGAGGTGATCCGGCTCGGCGGCGAGGCCAACGACGACCGGTACCGGCTGCCCGCTCAGAAA